TGTAGTAGTTCCTCTTTTATCATACTTAGCATATAGATTAGGGTTTTTTGTTTTCTTTCCTATTTTGTAAATAGTTTCACCTTTATCTACTAAGTTTCTTCTCCAATAAGATATTTCCTCTCTTCGTGAGGCTTTATTGTTTTTAATTCTTTCAGATAAAGTTTCTTTAGGAGGTTTAGGCATCTCATATAATATTTGTGCCTTTTCTTCAGGCATTCCATTATCCATTAAGTATTGCTTTTCTTCCTCTTTAGTTTCTACTTTAGGTTGTTTCTCTACTTTAGGCTTTTCCTCAGCCTTTATTACTGGTTCTTTTATTTCTTCTGCTACGTTTGACTCTTGCATATTTTGCTTTAGTAAGTCTTCATATTCTTTTTGTAACTCGGCTAAGTGATATCCATCATCACTCTTGCCTTGTTCTACTAATTTTTCTTCTTGTTCTATCTCTCTTTGCAAATTTTCTAATTTCTTACCATTCTCAGTTTTAAAAGAACCATCTTCATTTCTACTTTTATCATAAATTTCTTCTATTTGTTTTTTAGTAATTCCCAACTCATCTGATATTTCTTTATTATAATTATGCTTCATAAAACTTTCTTTTGTTTCATTCATATCTAAAGCATCTCTTTCAGTAGTTTTTAAAATTCTATCTTTTACTGTTCTATTAAATACTGCTTCTTCTAAGTTTTTCTCCATTTGTTCGTAAGATAAGTTTTTATCATAAGCATTAAATACAAAGTCAGATCTTTCTTCTAGTGGAATACTATTCTTAACGATATCTTTTCTATATAGTTCTTGCATTTTATCGTGTAGTTTTTTATACTCTTTAGTTTTAGAATTATCAAACCATTCTCCAGCTTGTTCTCTAGTTAATCCTAATTCTTGTTCTAATCTAGGAGAATAATTATTCTTTAAAAATTGTTCTTTTGAAATACTTGCATACATACCAGCATCTCTAAAGCTTTTTAAGTTATCTTTTTGTTCCTTTGTTAGTTCTTTATTTAATTTTTTTGTTTCTAACACATTTTTCAAGTTATTTTCTCTTTCTTCAATAGTTTGTGCTTTATTCTCTCTAAACTTTTTAGAGAAAGAACTTTCGTTATCTTCAACTGCTTTTGTATCAGTTTGTGTTGTTTGTTGAGTTCCAGCACCTTCTTGTACTGCTTTTACCCATTCATCCACTTTAAAACTTACATATTTTTGACCTTGTCTATTCAAATTTTCTTTAATATTAGGTCTTTCAGATTTAAAACTTTCATAAGCATATTTCTTTAACGCCTCAGCATCCATTCCTTTAGATTGCATTCCTATATTCTTGGCTACATCTAACCACTCTTGTTTAGTTCTTTTGCCTTGTTTATTGGATGCTATTGTTTCCTTTGCTTTTTCAGTTACAGTTGAATCATAATCTTTTAGGTTATTTTTCTTATAATATTTATCATAATCGGATTGCTCCGTATTTTGCGTTTTTCTTGCCTCTAGGGCTTGATTTATTTCTTCTTGTTGTCTTAATCGTTCTTGCTCATTTTCACGCTCTTGAGCCAATTCTTGAGTCTTTCTAGCCTCTTCTTCACGTTCTTGTTGAATTCTTGCAAATTCTTCATTACGTTGTTGTCTTTCTTCAGCCTTCTTTTCATTCTCAATACGATTTTCTTCTCTTTGATTTTCCCATCCTTTGTAATCAGGGTTATATTGCCCTCTTCCTTCTGCATATTCAGCATCTCCTAATACATCTCTTGCTCGGTTTTCAGCTCTTACATTTTGAAAATCTTGTGATGTTGAAGGAGCATTTAATATAGCTCCTGTTGCTGCACCTGCTAGTCCAGATTGTAGGGCTTCTTTATTTACTTCATTCCAGTCTATATTTTGTCCTAATATTCCTCTTCTTGCTAAAGCATCTAAGTATGTTCCTGCAGACTCCTCCAAACCTTCTCCTAAAGCTCCATATCCTGCTCTTAATAAAGCATTTAAGTAACCATTAGTGTTTCTATTAATCAATGGATCTATAAATTGGTCTATACCACCTTTACCTTCTAGTCCAGGTACGCCTCCAGTTAGCATTTCAGTTAGTTGTTCTATTCCAGCGTTAGTTAAACCATATGCTCTAGCTCTATTCATAGAAGCACCATCATTTAAGGCTTCTTCCATTCCACCACCATAACTTGATGCTCCTAACATAACGTTAGATGGTAGTTGAGCCATATAAGTTCTTCCTACATTACCTAAAGCAGCAGCAAGCTTTTCTTTTCCTTGTAAGCCACTTATGTTAGTTAATTCAGGAGCTCCTCCCCACGCTTGTCCTAATACTAAAGCAGGGACCATTCCTCCTAAGCCTTGTGATACTTGACCACCTAAGTTGCTTCTCTTTATGGCAGAGCCTTCTTCTAATTCATCAGCGATATCATTATATCCTGTGTCTTCTAAGAACTTCTCGGTTCTATTCTTTTTGATATCTCTTTCTTGCATCTTTTTTAAATCTGCAAGGTTTTCATCTGCTGTCTTCTTTCCTTTAGTTAAATAATCAAAAGCATAGTTATATCTTTGTTCCATAGGATTGAACACTAAATCACTCGCTGCATCTGCTGCTTTCTCCATAGTTCCTATAGCACCAGTAGCCATATTAGTAGCCAAATTTGTAGCATTTTTTCTTCCTTGATTTTGAGTTCTATAATAATTTCCTATTATTGGAGCTGATTCTAATAATTGTTTATTAGCATCACTTAAACTTGCCATATCACTTATAGCATTTGAAAGATTAAACCCTTGATTAGCTACAGCACTATTTTTTATAGTTTCTTTATAATTGTTAAGAGCATCTTTTAGAGATGCCTTTTTCTTTTCATTTTTGCTTTCTTTCTTACTTTCTTTAGCTTTTGCAGTTGGTTGAGTAAATGTCTGAGTTTTACTTGATTCACTATTAAAAGTTTGAGTAGTAGGTTTAACAGTTTCAGCAACTTTTACTAGTGCTGGTTCCTCTTCCTTCTTCTTTCTAAGTACGGAATTGTCAGGATTTTCATTTATATGAAATATTTTACTGTCATTACCTATATAACCTAATCTCGCCATTTAATCACCTACTTTATTTGTACCATTTTGCCTTTTGCATTTTTGTAATATTTCTTACCATTTTTTGTATATACAGGAGTATCAACTACTACCATACCTGCTACACTTCTTGTTGGCTTTCCAGCAACCTGTCCTATAGCACCTGCAACAGTGTCTCCTGTTTCTTCATAACTTCCTGAGGATTTAGATCCTCCCCCTCCACCACTTCCACTGTTAAAACGTGAGTACAATTGTTGTCTTTGTAAAGCCATGTTTTCATTAAATTGTCTAATTTGTTCTTGGAATTGTCTTTCTTGTAGATCGGCTTGTCTTGCTTTTTCTCTTTCATTCAATAAGTTTTGAATATAATTAGCTTCTATTTGTGCATTTGCTCCAGCTAAACCTGAATTATAAGCATCGTTTGCTAGACTAGTTCTACGGTTAATATCAGCTAAAGCAGAAGCTTCTCCTAAATTTAGGTTATTTATATTAGTTGCTAAATTGTTAGCGTTTTGCATTCTTGCTTGAGCACTTAGTCCTGAGTTAGCTCTTCCTGTTGATGCTAAGTATTCTTGAAAGTTTCTAGCACTTAATCTATTTTGAGCGTTAGCAGTTGAACGTTGTTGATTAAATGCTGAAGCATTTTGATTTCTCTCTGCTTGTAAATTACTTAAAGATTCATTTCTTGTTTTTTCTAAATCTGCTACAGCTGCGTTTCTTTGAGCTGTTTTTAATCTGTTTAGGTCTTCTTCATAAGCTGCCCTCTAGACCACTTCCTTCCATTGATTATTTACTCCGACATAAGAAACAGCCTCTTTCCATTGTCCGTTTACTCTAACATATGGTATAGCCTCTTTCCACTGCCCATTTACTTTTATTCTAGCCCCTCTATTTCCTTTAGTCATTGTATAACTTTTATAATCATAACTTAATTCAGTATTTCCACTCATAGCACATACTGTTTCTATTACTGGTAATGTGTCCCCAGTCATCATGCTTCTTAATAAATCTCTTTCTTCAGAAGTTAATTCTATTGTGTACTTTTGAGAACCTCTATCAGTTAAATCTCTAGTTATTAGTTGGGTATTTCCTCCAGCTTCTATTTTGGCTCTTAGTGGATATGTATTAAATGCTGTTATATCTAATGTTGGGTTTTCAGTATCTTTAAAGTCCATACCACTATTAAGTATCGGATATCTATTTATTTTAGTTAATGTTAACGCTCCTGAACCACTCCAATTGCCTATATTAGAATTAAACCACCAACTAAATATCTCTGTTTTACTTCCATCGGAATCATGTGTAACCCAATATTGATTACTTATTAATCTATAAGTCCCAGCACCATAATACTGATATCCTAAATCACTACTTTTTCCATTTACTCCTACTGATATTCCTGAAGATGCTACGTGTCCTGCTACGTGTAAATCTAACCATACGCTAACTAACGAACGATTTCCTGATGTATCTACTTGATCTTCACTAGCATTTAATTGAAAGTAATTATATGCATCTAAATATACTTTGTCTCCTATTTTTGCCCTTTAAATCACCTACTTATATAAGAAAAATATTGCTCCATTTTCAGCTGTTGATGGTAGTGTTGTTCCATAATTTATTTTTAAATTAGTTCTTGCTGTATTCCAGCTATCAAACATATTATTACAAGTTCTTGAATTAGTTAATCTAGTATCATCATTAGTAACAAAATTAGATGTATCTGGGATTGTTTCAACAATATCATCTACTTCCTCAGTTAATACTTCATTTAAATAAGTTTTTATATCTGCTCCAGCTTTATCAAATAACTCTTTTAATTGTGATGAAGTTAATCCATCAATTGTATTAGGTCTATCTGATAAAGATTGAATATTATTTACATCTGCTGTTAATTTAGTTAAAGCCATATTATCCTAAACCTCCAATCTCCGTTTGGTTTTCTTTTGCTTGTTTCAATTCTTCTTTTAATTGTTTTAATTTTTCAACTTGAGTTCCAAAATAGAAAGAAATAATTACTATAAATATATTTTGGAATTCAGGTGTCATTTTACCCATAAAGGTTAAAACTATATAAGCAAGTGTCATAACTACTGTTACAAAAGATTTTATATCTTCCCATGCCTTTTTCATTCTTTCACCTCCTACTTACTTTCTCCAAATGATTCAACTTTTAAAGCCAATTCTAGAATAGTACAATCAGTATCCTCATTATTGTCTATTGTTATTTTCATATTAGTAAATTTTTTAGCTTTTAATTTTAATCTAAAAGGTTGAGTATTTCTTGAAATACTAAATGAAAAGTTAGAAAAATCAACATCATCCATTAATAATAATTTGTATTCTATATGCTTTTTAGTTTTCGATTCATTTCTGTTAGTTACATATCCAATATCAGCACTAGACCAAACTTGTGGTTGCATTAATACCCATAATCGATTCATTGTTTTTCTTAAGTAAGAAGTACTAAAATCTTAAAAATTCATTTCCCAATGAGCATTAATTGTTTCTCCATCATAATTAGCATATTCTTCTCCCCACTGCATTATTAATCCTAAATCAGTTCCAGAATATATACGATTGCCTAAATCAGTTATGTAGTTCATATTATTTTCTACTCTTATTCTAGAAAAAGTTTTATTAAAGTAATTGTAAATATATATTAATTCTCCGTAATATACCCATAATTGATTTTCGGATTGATGATCTAATGTCTTAAAATGTTTTAAGTCTCTAGTTATTAAGTCTAATCTAATCTTTTGAGATATATCTTCCATATTACGTTCATCACGTACATTTGAAGCTTTCCATTGAATAATAGCATTTCTATCTATTGTTACTGGATAGTTATCAATTAATTGCCCTTGTCCTGGTGCAACATTACCATGTACTTCATTTAATGGGAAAGTTCCTACTGATGGTACTAATCTTGTAGTAGTAGATGAATCACTTAATACTACGTTTAAAGTCTCAGTAGATATAGTCATATAATATGCTTCAGGCCTATTTGTTGTTGCAATTAATCTATCGTACTGTCTAGTTAAATCAGTCAAAGCAAAGTTAGAAGGGCCTACATCTACTTGAGCAGTTGCTGGGAAGTATTCTACCGAAGGTACTCCATCTTCTAATCCACTAAAATACGTTCTATTTTGACAAGTAGGGTTTCCATATAGGAATACTCTTGTATCTAAATCTCCACCAAATACAGTTCCAAATTTCATGCCTTCAATTATGTCTCGGTCTCCATCATCTAAAGTCCAATAAATGTCTACATTATCCATAGCTTGTTGAGGCGCTGTTCCTACAAAAGAAACAACTCCATTAGTTAAATCAACTGTGTAATCAGTTGTTATAGTCTTTTCTACTCCATCTACTAAAACTTTATCAATAGAAGTTACTCCTTGCTGTGCTATATGAAAGTCAACCGAAGTTCCATCACCATTAAATGTTTGGTGTTTCTTCGCACTAAGCATATTGATTTCATCATATACAACTCCACCTCCAGCAGGAGGTGTATTAATAAAAACGAGAGGTGTATATCCTTCCACCTCTTCTAATGTTGTTCCATCCCAGCTCATATACTTTCCACATAAAATATAAACTTTTTTATCAAAAGTAAAGAAGGAAACATCATTATCAGGAATACTGCCTATTAATGTAGGTGTTTTGCTTAATAATTCTGATTCTAGCTGAGTTCTAGTGAAGTAATAAAGTTTTCCATCAGAAGCAACTAATAAATACTCTACTCCACCTAAATTAGTTGTATACATACCTTTTATTGGTTTTGTAAAATCATAGATTTTTTTGTATCCATACATTTTACGTAATTTATAATCATTAGTAATGTAAAAATTATCCATATTACCTGATTCACCTAATTGGATCTGAGTGTCTCCAGTATTAGAAATATTTAATCCTAAAAATTTATCAATTACTAATGGTTTTATATCTTTTTGTACTTTTATTTGAGCCCTTTCGCCCACCTCCTAATACTTTAGAGTAGCATCATATTTGTCTTCTCTAGTTTCTGGTTTTCTTGGTGATGGTTTTAAGAACATACCTTTCATTTCTTCATAACGTTGTTCAAAATAATTTGCTAGTGTTTTATCTTCGTGTAGCATTAATTGTGCTGCTAGTCCATTTGTAAGAAGGTTTGTAGCTTTTATATCATCAACTTGAAAAGTTTGATTCAAATCTTCAATAGGAACAGGATATATCCACTCATCTTCTCTTTTATAACGGTTTTCTATTCCTACTATTTCATTTTGCAACATTGTAAGAATATATGGTGCTTTCGCTCTATATTCAGCAGTTGATTCAGCATCTAACTCTCCTGATGATAGCATTTCATCTATCATAGCCATTGTCATTTTAAAAATAGTTTCACCTTTCATATTTTTACCTCCTCAGAAAAAAGACTCCTAAGAGTCCCTTTTATCAAGAGATAAACTCTTGATTTTATTAAGCACTTACTGATGTAAAGTGAGCATAGATAGCATCTTTCTTTCCTTCAAGAACGAAAGTGTCATATCTTACACGGCCTTCAACTAAGTTACCATTGATTCCTGGTGGATCTCTGTGAATTTTATAATCAGTTAATTTCTTAGGGTTGATTGTTGCAACTGGGTGAGTGATGATAAATTCACAGTTTGCAGGTAGATAAGAAGTTGGAACCTTAATTACAGGTACTCCATCAATTTCTCCTACTAAACCTTTATAAGATAATTTAGTAGCCATATCTCCAGTTTTAGTGAAACTTGAGTCTAGTTTTATGTTTTTATAGAAAGAAGTACTTACAAATGCAATTCTTCCATCAGTTGGTACTAATTTATCATCTAGTGCTGATTGTCCATCTAAGAATTTTTCATAAGCATTTGCTTTAGATATTGCTCCTGTTCCGTAGTTAGAGTTAGATACTGCCTTAGCTCCAATTACTGCTAATACTTGCTTATCTTGTGCTGGTACGATTACTTGGTCGATTTCTCTCTTAAGTGCTCTTCCTGCATCTTTTACATTTAATTGGTCTTGGTTATTTCCTTTATCAATAGTAAATGTAAATGCTTTATCAGTAGTTAATTGATAAGTATCTACATCATCTTGTAATTCGCTTGGTTCTCCATAACGATTTACTCCACTTCTTGTGTAGTTATTTAATGGTACTGTTGGAATACGATAAATGTGAATTGTATCTACTCCATCAAAATTATAGTCGTTGTTTACTGCTGGTGCTGTAAATGATGCTTTTTTAAACGCTTCATCTACTTTCTTTTCATATTTTTGAGCTAAATTTATTCCTAATGCCCTGTGTCTTCATTCCTTTCTTATTCATTGAGGAATCCTTCTAAGAATGGATCTACTTCATGTTTTTCATTTGTAGGGCCAGTCTCAGTCGTACTTCCTACTGATGATTTTTTATTTTTTTCATTTGTTTTTGTTATGCTAATCTCTTTTTCTAGCTCCTTTAGTTTCCATTTCATATAAGCTTCCTTTAAAGAACTGTCTTCAGCTTCTTCAAATACTTCTTTAGGAATACTTTCAGGTTTAACATCAGGGAATTCTTCTAAGAAATCTTGATATTCTTTAGTTCTTTCTTTTTCTTTCTTATCTGCTTCCCTTTCAGCTTTAATGTCATTTAATTCTTGTTGTATTTGTTTTCTTTGTTGTCTACTAGCAATAAGTTCTTTAGCAATAGACTCTGGTGTACCAGCATTGATTAAATCTTCTAGTTCATCAGCTTCTTTTTGCCTTTCTTGTTGCTTTTCATAAGCCTCTACTTGATTCATATACTCATCTACGCTGATTCCTAAAGCATCAGCTTTTTCCTTAGCATATTTTTCAAGTCTAGAGTTTTGTAGATTTTCTAGTTCTTGTAGTTTTTTATCGTAGTTTAGTCCTTTTTGATAATTCTCAATTAGGTCTTCGATAGACTCTACATTTACTTCTTCTTTGTTATACTTTATTTTTCCCTTTAAAGCATCTAACAAAGGTTTAAAATCTACTTCAGTCTTTGAATTATCCTCAGGAGTTTGATTTGGTGTTTCATCTTCCTTTGTTTCTTCTTCAACTGGCTCCTCTTCAGTTTGTTCATTAATAACCTCATTATCAACATCCGAAAAGAAGTCTTCATCTTCCGAAATTTCAGTTGGTATACTTTCCATTTCATCCATTTTTAAATTCCTCCTCTGGCTATGGTAGGCCATAGTACTTTAATAAGTACTTTTCTGCTGCCAAATGGGGTTTATAGGAGGAGTTTTACCTCCTTCCTTCTAGTGTTTCAGCAACAGAAAACTACCTATTAAGGTAGTTTTTTCTAGATTTCTTTTGAAGCTTTTTTATATTCATCTGCTCTTTTTTTTAATTCTTCAATTACTTTTTCTTTGACTTTTTTATCTTCAATTAATCTTTTGTATTCTGTAAAAGCACGAATTGCATCATCGACTTTCCATTTAAATTCTTCATTTTTACTCACGATTGTAATCCTCCTATCTCTTGAAGTTCGCCCATTTTATCTACGGCGTTTCTTCCTACATCAGTTTGTGGTTGCATTATTGGGATAGCTCCCCCTTCTCCTGTTTGTAATGTCTGAGCCAAGTCTTCATCAGTTGGTAGAGGGTTTTCCATATCTTGTACCTCATTATATCCTGTGTTGTCTTGTAATGCTCCCATCATCTCTAATACAGTCTTCTCCATTTGTTCAGGGTTTAACTGTGTTAGAGAAGCTCTAGTTACAGGATCTAATGTATCCATAAATTGTCCCATTAAATTGTATAGAGCTTGTTTATATAAGTCTTGTTGTTCGATTGAAGTTATAAGTTCTTGTTTTTGAGGTATTAATTCATCAGGAATTCTCTTTAAGTACTCAGTAAACTCTAAATATCCATTATTTAATAGATTATCTAGTGTTTGTACGCTAGCAACTTCTGAGAAGTAAGAAGCATTTCCTACATCTATCTTAATATGCATCCACATATCTTTAAGTTCAGAGAAATCAAATTCCTCAACAGTACGCTCATTATTAGGACCAGTTACTACAACAGGTCTTATTCCGTACTTAGTTCCCATCATATCTATTATGATTCTTCCACAATCCTCAACAAACTCGTAGAATGATGCTTTAACATTCTCTAAAGGTACAGCAGCACTCTTTTGGATAGCTATAATAGCAGTTGCGTTGTTCATTGTTACATTTCCTAATGAAGCATCTCCAACTCCTAAAGTCTCTTTAGTGTATTGCATAGCTAGAGATATAGCATCCATTATTTGTGAAGACATTTGAGCAGGCTCTAAATATCCTCCTACATTTTTAATAGAGTCCCCATTTAGGTTTATAACAGGTATTTGAGCTCCTATTTCATTAGTCCATCCCTCAATACGGTCAGCATCATATACAGCCGTAGGAAAGGCTGTAAGCATTAAATGGTATATAACCATAGCAAACATCTTATTTATAGAGATTTGATTAGGTATTATTCCAGTAGTTTCAGCTCTTCCGTGATAAGTACCTTTAACCTCTTCCCAGTTTCCAAATGCTACAGGATAATAGCTTAACTCAGTATTACGTTTTTCATAGATATAAGTGTTTCTTACACTCTTATTAGCGTATACTTTACCGTTTTCTTTGTAATATTTGATTATATATAACGCTTTTTCATATCCTTTAGCAGTATTTTCTAGTTTTCCATTATCACCCATTTGCTCAGTAGTCTCAGAATCACCTTGAATAGACTTCCAGTCTTTATTTCCATTCTTTTTAGCTTCTTTTTGTAAGTTACTAACAAGATCTCTTCCTACTATGATGATATAAGGTTGTTTTTCTACTTGTCGAGTGTTAGGATTTCCGAACATTACGTTAGTTGAGTCGATTATTTCACAATTAATAGCCCCCTCTATTTTAGGAGCAAACTTTTTATAAGGTTTTTCATCAGTATCAAAGTACCAATGTAAGCAAAAATCTCCAGTATCAAAGCCATCTCCTAGTAAAGAACGGCTTTTAGCATCAAATTTAACGTGTTCTAGTACGTTTTTTATCTCAGCATTAGCTAAATCAGTAGCTTTAACCTTTTGTTGCATCACTATATCGTTTGTTTGTGGTCTATATTCCATTGGTTGTATAGCAATAGAAATTGAATCGCTCTTTAATGAGGCTATTTTAAACTGTTTTACTCTTTTTATGATGTTAAATACTGGTTTAGGTAGTCCATCTGCTTGTACTCCCCTCCATTGATTACCTGAAGCAAACTCTATATTTGTATCAATGACTTCATAATAGTTTCTATCAGCTCCATATAACCCTTGATTGTAAGATACACCAGCATCATATAGTTTCCAATCTTCAGTCTTCCTCTAAATCACTCTCCTTTTGATGACTTTAAGGCTTTTTCATAGTCAAAACCCATTAAATTTTCAAAGTTTTCCCTTAATTTTTCTTGTTTTTTCTTTTGCTCATCAGTTAATTCGACTTTTTGAGGCATTTCATTAGGTTTTTCATTCATTTTTCTTAAAATACCGAATTCAAATATAATTATTATCGTTAAAATTAATAACACGCCGATTCCAATTATTATTTCCATATTTCAACCTCCATATTTCATATATGATTTTGTAGCAGTAGCTCCAGCTATTCCTAATATTCCTAGTCTTCTACGTTGTTTCTTAGACTCCTCATACATTAACTCTTCCTCAGTCATTATCTTAGTGGCTTTAGTACGTTCAATACAAAAACCTCTGATAGCATCAGGGGCGTGAGTTAATTCGTGAGGTTCTTTAGCACAGTCATTAGGGTTTTTCTCATCCCTTTGAATGACAGGCAAAGTACGTATTAAATTTATACAAGTATTAAATATTCTTAACTTAGAAGTTTTGTAAACTTCTCCAGTTTGTTCATCTTTCTTTTCATAAATTTTAAGATGCTCTTGTACCGAATACCATCCCATTACACGGTTATTAGATGATTTACTTAAATATATTCCATTTTCACGGAATATCTCAGCAGCACTCTTTCCTGTATCATTACGCCTATTCCATAAATCAGGTGGAGCATAAGTAGTTCTAATCTTTTCTCCATCATCCATCTCTAAAATACGCTTAGCAGCATCAGAGATGATTAAATCATTCTCATAGAGCTCTTTATATACAAATTCATTTCCGTGGCCATCTATAGCTATCCAATAACACGCTAGCATATCTAGTCCATAGTCGATAGTTCTATAACGGTCCCATTCTTCAGGTATCATAAAAGGCTCTATTACGTGTACACTACGGTCAAAATCTTTAAAGTATTGACCATCAAATATATCCCAATTACCTTCCTTTAACGCCTTACGCTCTTTTTCAGGCAAAGCATCCAAACGTTTAACGTAATCAGGATCAGCCTCCATTAAGTATTTATTATCCGTTACAAAGCTCGGAATAAATAATCTAGTAGCCTCAGCTCCAGTTTCTAATCGTACTGTGTGTATCTTTCCATACTCTCCTATATCAATGAATCTCTCTTTAACCCATACGTGTCCTACTCCTCCAGGGTTAGTGGAAGACTTAATACGTTTAGGATATCCATTAGCTCCACGACAACGAGATATCATATACACATACATATATTCCGTAAAGTGAGTTAACTCATCAAATCGGATAACATCATATTCAGCACTTTGATATTGATATACATCATTCTCATTATCTATATATCCAAAGTCTATTATTGAGCCATTTTTAAAAGTCCACGTATGTTTAGAGGAATTATATGAAGCTATCTCTCTAGGATATAACTCTAACGAAGTACGTATTATAGAACGCTCCAAATCAGGGAATGTTCTACGGAATATTATTTGTTTAGAATTGTTATAAGTGCAAGCATAGATTAAAGCGTCTATTAATTGCCCGTAAGATTTACCTAGCCGCCACCTGCTGCGCCGCCGAATAGCGTTTCAAATGCAGCAGAATGAATAAAAAGGTCTTGCTTTCCTGTAATCCTTAAATCCAAATCCATAGGTGGCTAATCACCTCCTTTATACTTGAAGGTGTAACCTTTAACCATTGTTCTTTTGCCTTTTAGAACATCAGAGATATGTCTAGAATTAAAGTATAATTCAGCTTTAGATATACTTATGAATTCCATTTGCTCATTAGTTTCTAAATTAATAGCAATTATAGGTTTTCTTGGTTTATTCCACGGAATTAATCTTCCTTTTCTAACTGCGTGTTCAGTGTTTCCTGATGATGTTACAAATTCAAGATTTTCTACTTTATTATTTGTTCTATTACTGTCTATATGGTTTATTTCTACCTTTCCTTTAGGTCTATCTAAAAATGCATCAGCAACTAGCCAATGCACTAATACAGTTCTTCTTCTATCAGAACCTGCATATCTTATTTTTAAACCTTTATATCCAGTTTTTTCAGTATGGGGGTTTAATATCTTCCAATCTCCCCACTTTTTGCTTTTTACCCTTCCAAGTGAAGATATTTGATAATCTCCATTTGTGTTAGGTATTTCTTTCCATATTTCCATAAATCTCCTCCTCAGTGTGATTAATTGGTTGCAGAGGAGGGATTCGCACCCTCGACCTCAAGCTCAGGACGCTTGCGAGATAACTACTTCTCCACTCTGCGATATTTAAGAGGGCTCTTCACCCTCTTCGATTGTGCCTACGCACCCTAACAATCCAGTATGGCATTCTTTATGAATACCATAGAATAGATATAACTACTTTTTGCTTTTATTTAACTAGTATTTATAAAAGCCTACTTGACGCAGTGGAAAGTCTATTATT